CCAAGAACCAGCGTAAGGTGTTCTTACAGGGCGCTGCGAACATGTTTGGAGCAGGTTACCGTGAACATCCCAAAAAAGACGATCTTTTTGAGCTTGTGCTGCCTCATAACATACATTTGCTTTTTGGAAGTCAAACGCAGCATGCTCTATCACTTGACGTATTCTCGGCTACTCTCGATGAAATGAACTTCCGTTCTAAGAAGTCTATCAAAGATGAGGATGACGAGAACAGTGCCAAGATGCTTTATCACCAAGTTCGGACTCGTATTGAATCACGTTTCCGTAACTTGGGATACAACCCAGGATTGGTGATTAACATCTCTTCTGCCCGAGCATCTGACTCATTCGTCGAGCAGAGAATCCAGGAGGCGCGAGATCTTAACCTTAAGAACGTTCATATATCAGACTTTGCTCTGTGGGACGTAAAACCTGGAAGATATGGGACTAAGCGGTTCCAAGTTTTCGTTGGTGGTGGGTTCCGGTCATCCAAGATTCTTGATGTTGGGGAAAAGATTCCCAATATGCGACCGGAGGAACGAGTTATCGAGATCCCGGAAGTATTCCGGGAGTCTTTCGAACGGAATCTGGATGCTTCAATCCGAGACCTTGCTGGGATTCCTACAGCAGCGGTCAACAAGCTGTTCAAGCAGCGTGAAATAATCAAAGAGGCTAACGGGCAGTACATGAACCCGATACAGCCAGAAACAATTGAAATAGGGTTAAGAGGCGGCTTAGAAATTTCAGATTTCTTTGACATTGATGAAGTGAGCAAGTTTGACAATATTCGTAGGCGTTTACTTTTCTATCCTCGTGCTGGTCGGTTTATACACGTTGACTTGGCTCGTAGAAGCGACTGCGTGGGTATTACCTGTCTTTGTGTACCCTATTACTATGAGAAAAAACTCGTACATTCAGACGATAGCCGTACTAATGTAACGTTGAAATTACCGTTCGTATTTGTAGACTTTTTCTGTCGAATTAAAGCACCTAAAATGGATGAAATTTCGTTTGAAAAAGTTAGGCAATTCATTGTGTGGCTTAGAGATAACGCTGGTTACCCTGTAGTTCGCGTAAGTTATGACTCGTGGCAGTCGGTGCATTCTATCCAACTTTTGCAAGAAAATGGATTCGAAACTGAAACAATTTCTGTTGACAAAACTGATGAACCGTACCTAGAATTACTAAACGCTTTCTTAGAGAAACGAATTATGAAGCCGCCTTTTGAATATCTTGATAATGAGCTGCGGCATTTGGAGCATGATATTAGTGCGGCTAAGGGGTCTGTAGACCACCCGAGAGACAAGAGTAAAGACGTGGCAGACTCTTTGGCTGGCGCGTATGCTAATGCCCTTACTTGGATTCACAAAAACGGCTTTGGCGCTATTGGGGCACAAATGGTCCAAGAAACCGTTATCTCCAGTATCTTCAAAAAGTCGCCTAAAGAGCTTAAAGCAGGCAAGATTTCCAAGGAACTTGGGTACGATGAACCCGTTATTTTGGACAACGGATACGACGGAAGATTTTACGGAACTTCAAACTTTAGTAGAAGATAGAGAAAATAAGTATTTATTAGATTGACCATGGAGGTTTAGCTATGAGTTTTATAAAGAAGGTTGATGAACATATCGAGTATATGTTATCTGAAGGTGTTCTACCTGACAGTGAGGAAATCATGGAGATGGATGCCCTTGGCCCGCAGGCCAGTGGACCTGAAGGTGGCCCGGTAAGCCCTCCAGGAGCTACATTCCCCTGGACAGGTAACCTCCAGGCGGCTCCTCCTTTCCGGGGTGCCTGCATGGGTACTGTGATTCCCCCGGCGATGTTCCGGTCACAGCCGAACCTTATCCCGCCTGCGGCTTTTCAGGGCGCGGCGACTGAGGACGAGCATGAGGAAGTAATCGCGGCTGTTCTTGCTGATTTAGAAGCACTGAATAGTCGATAAGGGGGCCACAATGGCGGCACCCCTTAAGCGCTTGGCTAAACACAGTTTAGCAGGAGCCAAAAAGCGGGTTAGACTGCACCCCTTATCCGCTGATGATGCGGTTGCGGTTATCTTTACCGTTCTAAATGCTTCTCCTGCTCCTCTGTTTCGGGCTGCAGCTAAGTCCAAACAGGGGAAAGGTCTGTCTAAACCAGAAGTGTTCTCTACCATCATCCGCACGGTTTTAGACCATAAGCATGGGGCTATCTACGCTGCTATAGTTACATCCATTGACGCAGATGACGTATTTCATTCAGACCAGTTTGCTGTTTCCATGAAACGTCTAGGTATCATGGATGATATTGCCAGCCAACTTTCTGCTAATGGGTATGACCCGGTTGCTGAACTAGTAAAGAACAAAGCTCCCCTATTCTGGGCAGAGATTTCAGCTCAAGAGCTTGAAACTGTACGTAATGAACTAGGGGGAACTTATAACAGAATTATAGGCCGGTTTATCGAGGATCTAGACACAGACGATATAGACCAGATCCTAGAAGCCCAGGTTACACAGGCTGACTTCTTGTCCCTGTCTCCTAGGTTGCAGTTTTTGAAGGGATCTGCTCTTATTGACCTTGGCCCAATTCAAGCGAATTTCGACGCGCTGTCTCGTAATCTTCGTACTAGCCAGAACCTAGTTTTACTAGACAAGAACAGTACAATTGAAGGTACTTTTTCTGCTTTTTATCAGCATCTTCTGACGGATATGAACGCACTTCAAAGAATTATTCCGCGTGCTTCTTTCGGTGGCATCAAGCTTTCAACACAACAGTTTCAAAAAACGTTTCGTGACTTTCAAGTACAACGTAGGTTAAAGGGTGCGTTTACTGGGGCTTACGATGATGATGAGCATGCTGTTATCCTCCAAAAGCTGTACCAGAATCTACGTAGAAACAACTTTTATATAGAGCTAAAAAGATCGGCCAAAACGTATGCTAATCTTACTTTGACGGACGATAATATCTCTGCTATAGTAAGTGGCATTGTAGGTCTCTTTTTTGCCTTCGCTGGAGACACTAAGGGACAACGGTTCCCCTTGATTACTAAGAGGTAGCTAATGGCTGTTAGAGAGAATCTTATTCAAGCCTTTATGCGAATTACGCAGCTCGACCAAGTGCTGCGTAAAGAAATAGCGCAACGTGCCCAGATCGGGGGCATAATGACTGATTTTTCGCCCACGGATGATATAGTTGGCGAATTAGCAGTTGTTGAAGAAGCTCTTAGCCAGTTTAACTTGATTACCCGGATGCACCGGGAACGGCGCATGCGTTACCGCGACTATGACGCCATGGATAACTATGGTGACGTTTCGGTCGCCCTTGACATATACGCGGAAGAGGCCAGCCAGAACGATCTTATCAAGCAGAATAATTTATGGATCACAGGTGATCCTAATATTGTTGAAATTCTCGAACAACTTTTTAACCGGCTCAAGCTGCGGACCATGTTGTTTGGCTTTGCTCGCCAGCTAGCCAAGTATGGTGACCTTTTTATTACACCCAAGTATGACATTAATGGTATCAGCGATATCATATACGTCCCACCCGAGCATATCGAGCGCGTTGGTCTGGGTGTAGAAAAAGTAAAGCACTACAAGCTAGAACACCAGCTAAAAATCCTGTCACCTAGAAAAGATGGCTTACTCCTTCCATGGGAATGCGTCCATTTTAGGCTTCTTTCGTTCGGGTTTTCCACCGTTTATGGCCGGTCCATTATTGAAGCGGCACGTAAGCGTTGGTTGCACCTGAAGCTTCTTGAAGATGCTATTGCTATCTATAGACTTAACCGGGCTGTAGAGCGCTTAATCTTCTACATTGACGTTGGGGCTGCTTCCCCGTCGGAAGCATTGCGTATCGTCAACCAGTACAAGCGTCGGTTTGGTAATAAGAGATCGTACATTGACCCATCGACTGGTACGTTTGAGCAGCAATATGACCCGGCCAACATGTTAGAAAACTACTTCTGGCCGGTTAATAGCTCTACAGAACGGTCTCGTATTGAGAAGCTTGCTCCTCCTCCAGACCAGGGTCAGCTACAAGATCTAGAGCACTTTAACCAAAAGTTATACGTTGCACTAGGCATCCCGAAAGATTTCTTGACCGGAGAATCTACTGGAAATTGGAATAGCCGGGAATCTCTGGCGCTCCAGGATATTCGGTTCTCGCGTAAGCTGCACAGGCTTCAGCTAGGCTTGCTTGAAGGTATCCGGCAGCTTTGTATCTTCCACCTTACTATCGTGCTTAAAGACGCTAATGCTGCGATGGGAGCCAACTTCGAGCTTCATATGGCTGACGTATCCAAGATCGCTCGGCAGCAGTATGACCAGATTCTGTTGAACCGGATTCAGGTTCTTACCATGCTGAATGACCTTGGCAATAATATGGGGCTTAACCGCGATGTCTTCCTGCCTTGGGTGCTGGAGAACTACTTCCCAGACATGCCTAAGGAAATGATCATGCAGGTTCTTATCCCCGATCAACTCATGGCTCAGGCCAGCAGCCAGATAGCTATTGCTAATAACCCGCCGCCTGCAGCACCAGCACAGCCTGCTGCAAAGGCCAAGGCCAAGAAGAAGCCGGGTAAGAAAAAGAAGGCTAACGAAGAAATCGTCCAGATGATTATGCGGGATCTCAAGGAAGACCCCAGGTTCAAGGACAACCTTTCTGACGCAGTAGGACGCATTACATCTACTACTACGCCGGTTAAGCCACTAGTAGAAAACAGGTTTATCTCCAAGAAAGACCTGGAGACGTTTAAGGAAACAACCCTTAAGATGGTAGACTTGACAGAAGATCTTTAATTGGAGGTCAGGTGTCTATAACCTATCAAAAGTTATCGTCACGGATTCAGAACGCAATTAAGAACGAAAAAGAACTTAAAAAGCTCGACGCAGCAGAAATAGCATTACTACTTCGTTATTGTTTTTTACTAATTGGTGAGGCGTTGGCAAACGGGGAAGATATCTACCTCGAAGGGTTTGGACGTTTCAGGCCCGATTGCAAGCCTCCAAGGAAAATCAAATCTTGGATTACCGATAAGACTCATACAACGGACTATAAGGTCTTTGTAAAGTTTACCGCGTTCAAGCAGCTTAATGCACAAGTCCAGAAGTTCATGAGTAAGATTGGATTTGTTGCCAACTTCCAGGAGGAAGACATGAAACCAATTCTGTTACCGCATCTTAGAAACAAGGAAGACGTACCGGCTGAAGAGCCATTTGAGACTATGGAGAAGGAAATCGCCAAGCGGTTTAGCCAAGTCCACCCTACAGATAATCAGCCATACACAGATGACCCTAGCTTGCCCAGAACAGTAAAGAATGATGAGAAGTAGGGGTTTATTACGGTCCAAGAAAAACATTGGAGGGCATCTTGCCGTTAAAACCCCGTGGAAGCATCACGGGGTTTTGCCTAGTATCAAAGCGATATTAAAGCCGGGTAAGGCACAAACCCTCCATGACGTAGGGCAGCGCTTTGTCTACCCGAAAT